TGCAGCAGCTTGTTGTAAGTTAAGAGCTTCTTGTGTTTGATCTGCAAAAGGTACTACTGTGCTACCAGGAAAATATTCTCTATTTAGACCACTACGATAAATATTTTGTGCTTCACCTAGTATATCCTGTAAATAGGGTTCTGCAGGTGCGTAAGGCTCTGTTCTTGATGTTGTTAGTTGGTCTCCACCGCCACTTGACATACTTATTTCTCCAATTTCTTTTCTAGTAAATAATGGGTTGTTTTAAAACCCTTGTTGTTTAATATTTTAGACCATCCTGGTCTGGCATAAGTTTCAAAGTGAGTACACTCGTTACTTTTAGCCCATTTTTCAATGTCGTGCAATCCATCTTGCCAATCTTTTCTATTCTTACCTGTGCAAATAAAAATGTTAGCAACCTTGCTATTTGGCCGATTTATAATTCTTGTTACAACAACCGCTTTTAGTTTTTGTTTTGATTCTTCTTCCCAACCTAACCATAGTTGATTGTCTCCAGTTAAACACGCTTCATAAATATCTGACGTGTTAAAATGATGACCTGAGTAAGCTAATGCTTTAGTAATAGAATCATCAACTAAACTCCAGACTGCTCCTATTTTTTCTTTGGGTATCTGTACTATTCCAATCATGTAATTTCTAATATACTGGCTACTACGTGTAATTGATTAGCTGCAGATGCAGTTACTTTTAACACTTCACTAGATTTTAATACTAATGGAGAAGTTAAAAACTCTGCTGTACCATTGGCAGTTGATGCTTTTGTTTTAAATAAACTAAATGTAGCTGGACTACTTTCATTGTCAGTTAGTGTAATTGTAAGTGTTGGTGTTGAACCAGCATCTTCACTAACTAATATAGATTTTACAATAGACTGTCCATCACTAGGTGCAGTATAAAAAGTTGTTTCGTCTGTAGATGTTAAATCTACCTTAGCATTCGTATAATTATGAGCCATTATTCAGATGTTTCTTTAAAGCCTTCGCTTAAATTTTTATAAAAATCGTCAAGAGCATTAGGGTGTTCGCAATTAGCACATCTGCAAGATTTACAAACTCCGTTATTACCGCAATGACATTCGTGATCGCAAGTTACGCAAGAAACCATGATACAACCTCCTGATTTTCATCGTTATGGTATCGTATTAATTGATTAGTTAATTCTTCTACAACTAATTGAAAATCAGCATTAGAGTCAATGTTTTGATAGACATACTGTAAGTCTATTTTACTAGCCATTATGCAAATCTACCTCTGCCAGATCCTGGTCCTCCTGCTGGTCCACCTATACCACCACCTGGTCCAGTTGCACCACCACCTTGATTACCATCTCCACGTCCGCCTCCGCCACGTGGACCTTGAGGTTGAGAACCGCTACCAATAGTTCCACCTGGACGAGTTGTACCTGAACTTTGATTATATCCACCGCCTTTTTTCGGTGTTAAAGTTGTTGGTGCAGGTGCTGGTTTATTTATTTCTCCAATAGGAGTTCCTCTTTGAAAATTACCTTGACTATTAATAAATCCACGAATACCACCTATTTCAGTTTTTGTTCCAGGATAAGCGGGAACCATATTACCTTGCAAATCTAGTACCCTTCCAACTGTAAGGAAACCTTGAGGTCTAGCTTTACCAGGCCCATAAGATTCTCTAACTGTAGCTGCAATTTCATCGGCAACAGCTTTTCCATATTGGCTTTCAATTCTGTCTAACTGTCTCCCATAATCTGAAGAATTTGTAAGACCTCCTATAGCTGCTCCTAATAAACCACTTGGAGTAAGATTTTGTAAATTAGATATATCTGTTGCTAAATTATTTGCTATTGAACCCTCATCTAACATTTTAATAGCTCCAGTAACAGGATTTATTTGAAAACCCATACCATTTACAGATTCAATTCCCATTGTAGATTGACCATCTCTCCCACCAAAAGCACCATCACCACGACCGCCACTTACCGCTTGTTCAATTTGTGTTAAAAGACCTGGTTGTGTAGTGCTAACATTGCCTTGATTAAAAGGTAATGGAGTATAAGGTAATGGATTGTAACCACCAGGTGCCATAGCACCAGGAGTGTATGATTGACCACCAGGAAAAGGCATTTGAAATTGATTGCCTACAAATCTGTTCTGAGCAATTAATCCCATAGGACCACCAACATAATCAGAAGCCAAAGTAGGATTGTAATTGCCAAAAGGATTTACATTTTGTATTTGATTTCCTAATAATCCTGCAGATTCTTGTAGTTGTTCTAAAAATGTCATTATCTATAGCCTTCTTTGATTGCTTCTACGTCTAAACCTTGTGCATCAGACCATGTTGATCCTGCAGGTATAACGAGATTAAATTTAAAATATCTTGCTGATTTATGAAACGGTATTGTTCCTGTGCTGTGCATAGTTGCAGCACTTGTAGTTGTAGCAGAGTCAGCAACTCTATTACGAAAACTTATTGAACCAGTAGCAGCACTTGTGTCTACCATTGGTCTTACGTGTGTAACTAATGATCTGCTTTGACCAAATATTTCAGTCTCTCCAGTACCAATAGTTGCAGCTAATGCTGATCCTTCAAACGATCCTAATTTGTGGTTTGTGTTAAATACAGCAACACTGTGAATACCACCGATAAATTGTGGTGAATCTAATGATATTGTAATAGCATCTATATCATCTGTACCAGCAGTTGGAAAATCATCTAGTTCTTCTAATGTAAAACCAGCAGATAAAAAACTTATAATAACTTCGTGATCTAATTCTACTTGAGACCATCTATCACTAGCAATGTGATATATAATTATTTTATCATTCTGATCTGCTGTGCTGGACCCAGTAGCAGAAGGATAAGACCACATAACTAATTTATTTTTATGGTCATAAAATCCATGCACTCTTTCTCTTAAAGATTCTTTAGAATCTCCAAAGAAAAAACGATCTACTTTGTTTGCACCAATCGGTTTAGAACTCTGTCCATCAGTTACATAAAAACCATCTTCAGATAAGTAGTAAACTAAATTACCAACTTGAACTACATTCTTGCCTTGTATAGCTCCTCTGTTTTCTTCAATACGTCTAAAAGAAAATACAGTATTACCGCCACGATAATCCATTCTGGTAATTCTATTTTCTTGAAATATTAATCCATACTGTCCACCAGTAATACCTGTAATAGCACCGCCCTCTGGTAATGTTTCTGTATCAGCCTGATTAACACCAGCAGTCCATGCAGTCGGATCATTAAAACTTGACCAGTTTAATGTGTTTTGTGCAGTAGAAGTAAACCCTGTAACAACAAAATTATTAATAACTGCAGCGTGTCTAAAATTTGGGGGTGATCCTGCTAAGTCAGCAAAGTCAGATGATGTATCTAATGTCCACGCTTGGGGTGCGTCTATACCATTAAAAGCAATAATTGTTTCACCGAAACGAACAAAATCCCAATAACCTTCAGAAGCAGTATTAAAGGTAGTGCCACCACTTTCGTCTACAAAAGAGTTTGCAACTAATCTGTATAGTTTAGTAGCATCTCCAGCAAATATACTAACAACACCACTATCTGATTTAAAAGCTCTACCACCTTGTGATCTAGCTGTAAGTGCATTACTTGATGTATTGGATATAGAATTAAATGGTCTATAGCTGTTTACAGCAGGAAATACATTCTTAGCTTGAGTTGCACCAGGATTTACGTGATCTGGTAGGTCAGGTAGCCATTCTCCAAAAGGTACTTGCATTATTTTACGTTATCAAAATTGTTAATATTAATACCTGATCTTTGTACTAAAGGCGTACCATTATATTTATCTTTTTCGTCTGCCATTTCTACTTGTTGTAAAGCAGCTTCGTATTGACCTTTAAACTGTGCAACAGTTTGTGAATCCATACCACGAATAAATGTACTAGCAAAATACAATGCACCATATAAATATACATCAGGAAATTTATCTAAAATATTATTTGAGGTATTTGATGCTGACAAAGCAGTAAATGCTTTGTAATAAACTATGGTTGAACTGTATGAAGAATCTGGAGCAGGACTAAATCTAAACTTAGAACCTTCAATAGAATATGCTCTTGGTCTACCAGTCGTGCTAGACCCTTGTGTCTCAGCTTGATGAAAAGGAGACATAAGTTGTAATGCAGTTTTTGGGTCTGTTCCTAAAACAAAACTTCTTACTTGTAAAAAACCAGTAGGTAAAGATTCTTGTTCTTCGTCTATGGTAAAAGCAAGAGATGTTTCCATATCTCTAATTCTTAATCTACGATTAAAGTCAGCCTCAGTAAGATCAATAAAATCATCAATCTCTGAAGTTAAATCATCACGTGCTAAAAAATTAGCAATAGAAGTTTTTAAATTTGCGTATGTATCTAAAGCCATTATAGTCGTTTATCTCCTGTTCTAAAATACATATACTCACTGCTATTTACCATTTCTCGTATAAGAGCTTTTTGTTGTTCATTGTCTAACTTGTAAAAATTAGAATGACCAAATCTTTCTTTAGTTTTTAATTTTAAAGCAATTACTGGTATCTGTGCAATACGTTGAAACTCACCTTTTTGTGCTTCAGGTACATGATTACGAAATAATTTATTTTGTGCAAGTATTGGGGTAGCGTCTTGAGAACTTCTTACAACAAGTTTTCTTGATCCTCTGTCTATATGTATATCCTGATTAGGATTATATATATCAACCATATTACAGTTCCGTTGGATCTACATCATAAGCATCTACTAATATTCTCCAGCCATAAGTATCATTATAAAATACTAAACCAATACCAGTATTTTCTGTAGTAAGAGTTAAATCATTAGTAGCACCTTGTATTTTTTTACCATTTCTTGCAACTGTTAAGTTGTTATTATCAAATGATGCAGCAGCATCAAGTATATGAATAGTATTACCAGCAACAGGACTAGCAGGTAATGTAATTGTAAATGCTCCACCTGAAGTATCAGCTAATATATTATCACCAGCTACAGCAGTATAGTTAGCTGTTTTAGTAAGTTCATAAATTTTAACAGAATCTACATAGGCTTTGATAGATTGTTGAGATGCAATAGCAGTAGCACTATTAGAAGCCATATCATCTTCATCTACAAAACTCTTACCATCTAATATATTTAATTCGGATGCATTTGAAGTTACTGCTGTACCATTAATAGATAAAGCATCTGTTTCTAAAGTACCATCAATATCAGCATTACCAGATATGTCTAAACTTGC